ATGACTACTGAAAACAAAGATTCTAGGAAATTGAGTTGGCATGTCTCTTGTGATGAATCAGGGATAGATGGACAAAGATTTTATGGTTTTGGCAGTCTCTGGATGAAATACCAGAGAAGGGGCGACTTTGTCCGTATTATCAGAGAACTTAGGCAAAAACATAACTGTAGCGACGAAATAAAATGGCAAAAAGCCCACTCAAAAAGGAATGCCGCTTTCTATGCAGACCTGATTGATCTTTTTTTCAAGCACCCGTGGCTTGCATTTCATTGCATAGTCGTTGAGAAATCAGACGTAGAAAAAAAGTTTCATGGTGGAGATTATGATCTAGCCATGAGAAAGCATTTTAATGTGTTGATATCCACAAAAATAGATAATGTTATCAAAGCACATCCTGACAGAGATTGCGTGTTTCGGGTTGAAGTTGATCCTCTGCCATCGAGATATAAAAAGCTGATGAAGCTTTCCATGTCATATGCAACAACATTCTCGCAAAAAACATGGCCGCAAAAACATAATCTCCAGCGTTGTCACTAAAGATTCAAAGGCATCTGAGCATATACAAATCGCAGACTTTCTTCTTGGTGCGGTTATGTGCGCATTCCAAGGTAAAGCATCTTCTGAAGCAAAAATTGCTGTATCAAATAATGTTGCCAGTTATTTAGGTTGGGATACTCTTTTGCACGACACATGGATGAAGGAAAGGAAGTTTAATATTTGGACTTTTTTGACCCAACTAAAGGTCCACGAAAAATCAAGACTCTACCTGTAAAACTGAAATATCCACTACCTGATAGAAAAAAATGATGTCGACCTCACAGCCGATATGGTTGGAGTCCCAGTCATCCGACGAAGTTACCAACTAGGCGGTATCGCATTTGGGGGCCGCCTCCGCATTCCCAAAATCATGAATTCATTTCCTACCAGGATACCCAATCACCGCATTCATTTCAACAATAAAAGTTAACTCTTTGAACTTGGACACATATTATCATTGGCGCAGATACACAAGTACCTAAAGCCGCACACAGCTCTTGTGTTAAGTGATAACGAGGTGATTGATACTGTGGCGGCGTATATGAAAAAGGTCGCACAAAGCGACCTTTGGAACGTATAAGTAAACACTTACCTTGCATTTAAGTAAAATTACACTATATTGTTGTACTAACGCTATTTAATGCGTTCTGACTACTTAAAAGCTTCATTTTTACGCCGGTTGCGTTTAACCGGCTTTTTTATGCCTGCCGTTACGGTTACCCTGAAATTCCGGAGAGTTGAGTTATTTCAGCCTGAGTCTGCTCAAACCGTTCCGTTTCCATTTCAACACCCAGAACGCGGCGGTTATGCTTCAGTGCGGCTTTCAGTGTCGCTCCGGATCCCATAAAGAAATCAGCGACCAAATCACCTTCACGGCTGCTGGCTTTTATGATGTGCTCCATCATCTCGGCTGGTTTTTCACAGGGATGCTTTCCGGGATAATACTGAACCGGCGGAAATGTCCATACATCGGTATAAGGCACCTCAACGGATACTGTGAAGCAACGTCGTAACAACTGATACTGATCTGCCAGTTCGTGATATTCACGCCGGAGTGTGTGTTGCTCACTGACCAGATCACCATGTTCACGGCATAACGGGTTATTCCGCTGACACTCTGCGGCTGTCTGCTGAAAAAGTACCTGTAATTTCCGGTAATCATCTTCATTCGGTAACTGCCACTGACTGTACCCGAACCAGTGTGACGACATCTTCTTACCGGTTGCCTGGTCAATTTCTTTTGCCGTGATACTCAGTGCATCACGCGCCTGCCGGAAATACTCAATCAGCGGGGTAAACACATTTTTCTTCAGTTCAGCCTGCCGCTGGTGATACTCACTGCCTTTTCCTTTGAACGGACCCTGATAATGCTCTGCAAACAAGATCCGCTCAGTAGACGGGAAAAAGCAACGCAGGCTTCTTTGTTTTGCCGCCGCCACGGGCCGGAAGGTTTCGCCCATATGATATGGCTGAGAACACTGAACCTCTCCCGTAACAGTATTTCTGTATCTGAGGCCAGACGCGAACCACAAAATAGGTACAGGCTGCCGTTTGGTTTCAGTACCCGCCAGAACTCTGCCAGCATTTCATCCAGCCACGATAAGTACGCATCGACATTTTCCCACTGGTTATCCCAGCTACAGCTCTTAACCCGGTAATATGGCGGGTCGGTTGCGATTAGGTCGATGCAATTGTCAGGAAGGGTTTTGATATAGCTGAGTGAGTCATCGTTGACCAAATTAATACTGTTTAAATTCACAGTGTTTTTCATAGATCCGGGTAACCTTTTTTGTTAAGCTCCCTTTGCTTTGTGCACACAAGCAGTGGGCCTTTGGTTTATCCGTGATCGCATTAACGGGTGAATGGCTGGGAAGGTGCTACCAACACCCACCAGCCGCCCATTTCACAGTTTATAGTCGTTTGAACCGTTCACCGTTGCCGCAGTCTTTCAAAAGACCGGCAAGACTGAACTGAGTAAGAAGAAGTTGGCAACGCGGTATCGAAAGCCCTGACAGGACTGCTGCATCACTGACAGAGAAAACCCCGTCCGGTAACACCTCAAAAAAACAAGCCGCTGCTGTTGTCATATCACTCTGTTTTAACATGATATTTTATACCTTTGGTCAGTTATTGTGCATGAATACACATGTAACTCTGACCAAACGTAACAGCAAGTCTTATGTTTATTTCAGGCAATAAAAAACCCCGCGATTGCGAGGTTTAGAATTTGTGTAGTGCGGATATGTATAGAAATCCCACTATGTGAAGATATTACGGCACTTCCGGACAAAATGCAAGCTTTAGTTTTCTGCGATGTAATCTTCTACACAACAACTAAATGACCGCGATTTAATTTCCAGTTTAAATTTTGCAATTCTCGCCTTCTTTTTTAACTTTTGGCTTTTCGTATCATTTAATGGACACCGAGAACATACAATAACTCCATTTTTCTCCTTATTATATTTAGATATTACATCAATAGTTCGCGTTATTTGCTCAAACCCATGTTCAATTCCTGTACCTTTCAGTTCTACGTACGTTTCTTTCTTTGTTCTATTATCAATAAATAACCAATCACATCTAATACCAGATATAATTTTACACCCATCTATTTTTATCACTTCAATACTATCCCTATTTTTATTATTAATGATAAAAGAAGATTTATTTTCACTTACTTTAATTATTTTATCTTGACAGTCCGGATTACATTTTGAACACATGGAAATTTAACCTTCCTCAAACTGAATATCTAATAACAAATCGAATTTCTCTGAAAAATACAAGAAATTTTATCAATTTCATTTGCATCAATTAAATTAAGATCGTAGTCAAAAATATCTTTCGCTTTACCATCAGTTATTAAATATGCTGACACATCCTTATGGTCAATGAGTTCACTTTCCGGCACTATTTGACATACTTTTTGTTGTTATTTGGATTATCAATAATTGTATTTTTAGCCTGAATAGATACATTAAGTGCTGATAATATGTACGGACTATGTGTTGTAATAATGATACTTGTACTGTTGTTATAATTATACGCGTTTGCAATCAATGATGTCATTGCTCCTTGCGCGGAAGGAAACAGATGCGCTTCAGGTTCTTCAATAATAAAGCTTTTAGATAGGGAATTAGTCTCAAGGTATGGCCAAACAGACATAACCAACGCCATCGGTAATGCTTCCTGCTGTCCTGAGCTTGAGTTAACAACATTTACTTTTCCTTTTTTACCCACTATCCAATCTTCACCATCTTCTGTAATATATTTACCATTAATTAAAAATTCAAAATACTTATTAACCAAATCAGGTGTATTATTTTTTACAATCGAATTATTAATTAAATCTTTCACACCTTCATAAACCGAACCAAATTCAGTCAAAAAATAATCAACTTTAATATCTGAATTTATAAATGAAAAATATTTTTTGTAAATTAGCAAAAATGACCTGCCAGCTGGAATATAAAAAACTCTATCTACAGTTGGTTTATTGCATTCATTAAATAAATTATTAATAAAACATTTCCTAACTTCATCCCACCTCATTCTTCGTGAAATTATTCCTGGTGTCGTTTCATCTTCATTTATTATGCGCTCCTCTGCTTTCAACAATTCATTTTTGAATGTCCGAGCTAATTTTTCAGCAATATGAATCTCATCAGAAAACTCAATTTCCAGATTACCATTAATTGACTTCTTACTTAAGTTAATAGAAAAATATTTACTTGAGTATTTTATAGAAAATATACTATTTAGCCAATACTGCTTAGGAAACATCCTGTTGAATTTAATCAACTGCTCTTCTTCGAAGCTAATTAATCTATCACCATACGCTATGGATGATGAGAAAACATATGGCATTTCCTTAAAGAATTTTATCAATTTTGCAATTATGCTTTTACCTTGAGCTTGCGGCCCTATGAATATATTTATTCTTTTTAACTCCATATCTAATTCATTGATTGTTAAAAAGTTTTTTATTGATAGTTTTTCCATAATATTCACTTATCATTAAGTTATAGCGTCGACGTAAATAACATATCTCATGTAACTACTTAGACACTACGTTTCATTTTACTAATCGACATACTACCATAGATTGTTACATTGCAATGTATACTAGCATCCTATTTTTTAAAGGCTAACTCCGCTATCCTTTCTTCAAGGTAGCATTTATTTGTTAATTTATCATAAAACGGTTTCCAGTTTCTGCGCCATGTGCGCTCATTTAAATCCGGTACCAGATGTTTTACCGCCTGATAAGCCACTGATGACGGCACACGCTTATACCCGCGCCCCGAGCACCTCGGACAGTCTTTGAATACCGGGGCACCCTGTAATTCGCTCTGCTCTTCGTCGTACACCTTACCCCGCCCTTTGCAGCGGCACCGGTGGGTTAACTGCCCTTTCCCGTTGCAGGTCGTGCATAATTCGTCCACGCACTCAGTACGGACTGACGGCTCAACAATCACGGTACCTTCCATATTGGTGATGCCCGGATGCTTCACCACCTCTTTCCGGCGATAAATCAGTCCTTTTCCGCCGCAGTCCTGACACTGACAGACCGATCCCGCTGAACGGGCGTAATCCTCAAACGCCATTGCGGACAGAATCTTCATGCACTGAGCAACACGATTACCGGCAGCTTTCGCCACCAGCTTTGGTACCGTGCGCAGGGCGTACTGCGTCAGTGCTTCAACAGTCCTGAATTTATCCTCAATACTGACATCATTTTTACCAAAGAACGCATGCATACCGAACGCGGCCCGCTGTGATGCCATACCCATTGCCGCTGCCGAATCTTTCCTTTAAAGTGCCGCTTCCCGGTGATCGGCGGCAGACTGTAGTATGCGAAAATCTTTTCCCACTGGCCCTTTGCTGCTTCGGCTGTATTCACAATAATTCTCCCTGCTGTGCGTTTTTATTCAGTTGCTGTTTTAAATCTGCGATTCTCTGCGGCATCAGTGCTTCGGTTTTCTGTTTGCGCTTAACCCACTGAATACGTTTGTGGGTGATGAAATTGGAGACCTCCGGGGTTATTTCCTGCGGTGTGGCATGCAGGCTGCGTGGCCATTCACCGAACTTGTCTCTGAAGGTATTGGAGACCCACCCGTCACTGACCGGCTTTCCTTCGGTGGCGCGGATGTTCTGGTAATATTTGAGCTGGGAGTAAAAACTCTGTTTGTCTTTTGTGGTGTAAACCTTCTCTGATTTACCCATTTTTTTGATGTTACGGGAGGTATCAACGTCAACGTCTTCACCGGCCAGCGGTTTAAAGCCGCATTTCGGGCAGACGTAAACGCCGGCAGGCTTCATGTAGTGACAGGATGTGCATTCCTTCGGCTTTTTCTCCCGCTTTTCCTGGTCACGGACAGATGATGAGTCTTCCAGACCGTCACTTTTACCCGGCAATTCGTCATATTCGATATCATCAGGAAACCCCAGACGATGTACGGATCCGGAGTGATCGAAAATAAGGCATTTATCTTTACCCTGAGCCTTGCGCAGACCCCTACCGAGACATTGAACCCAGCGAATTTCCGATTTGGTCGGGCGGGCGTAAATAATGCACCGGACATCACTGTCAAACCCGGCAACCAGTGTGCCGACGTTCACGATGATTTTTGTTCCGCCCTGTTCAAAGCGGTGGATGATAAGCTGACGCTCTTCATGCGGTGTGTCTGCGGTGATGATCTCTGCATTCACACCCGCCCGGTTAAACGCTACCGTGACAAAATTTGCATGGCTGACGGTCACACAAAAACAGATGGTCGGCAGGTTCTGACCGTTGGCCAGCCAGTTACTGACCACATCACCAACAAGATCCGCACCCGACATAATTTCAGCAATGTCAGCCTCTTTGTAATCGCTGCCATACTCTGCGCTGCTGGTGGATTTAACCGCAGAAAGGTCCGGCTTTGTCGGGGCGTAAAACTCATACGGACTCAGGTCCCCGCGTTCGATCAGTTCTTTCATCGTGGTGGGTTTGATCAGTCTTTCGTAATACGTCCCCAGGAACGGAGAAAACGGTGTACCGGACAGGCCAATCACCTTAAATTCATTATCGCGGATAACTTCCAGCAGTTTTTTACGGCGCAGATGGGCCTCATCGATAAACAGCAGGTCGATGTTGTCCGGGAATTCACGGCGGATCAGCGTGTCAGCCGATGCAATCTGAATCATTTTTGTCGGGTCATAATTCGGGTGATCACGCCAGACAAAGCCAACATCCTCCATCGGAATGCCATAGTCCTGAAACCGGGTAGCAGTCTGCTCAATCAGGATCGTGTACGGCACAACAAACATCACCCGCATATCACGGCTGTTGCAACCGTGCGTGATGAATGCAGCCAGCGCCGTTTTACCGCTGCCGGTCGGACTGCTGATCATGAACGTGCGGTGTGACTTCCACTCACTGCGCAATAACCGCAATGCTCTTTCCTGTGCAAAATTTGGTGTGATAGTTAACATGCCATTACCTCAATTTTATCGACCAGGTAGCACTGCCAAGGAGAGGGGTATTTTTATAAATGGACGTCTATACGTCTGATGCCATTTTTAACCCCTACAGAGATCTATCTTTAAGATCTGAGTCCTTCCCTTGGCAGTGCCTTCCCCCTACACCCCTTTCAAAGATCACCCCCCTTACCCCCCTAGAAAGTTTTCCCCCTCTTCCCCCAAACCGGAAAACCATCCAGACGGCTAACGTCTTAACCCCCCACACCTCCTGATAATTCTTATCCCGCAACTTTCTGCGGGTCTGCGGTATAACCCTGCATGGCTCTGTTAAACTTCCTGACGTATTCCCTGAGCCGTTTATTCGCTTCCCTGCGTGCTGTGTTGTCTTTCCTGTACGAGACAGGCTCTGCTTCCCACTGTTCCTGATACACCGCTGAGTAAGCCACCAGCGCCCTGTTTCTGGCTCCCAGTGATAACTGCAACAGCATTTCCTGAATCCATTTTTCGTCATCAGGAAAATAGCTGTCAGGCATCAGTGTGTTTTGGTTCAGATGCATAACATTCCCCAAATAACTCAGGTAAATCAGGACGGATTTCGCAGGCACGAACGATGCCATTCGTTGACTTCACAATCAGAGGGACAATCTCAGGGGATACCCGCGATTATTTTTAACCACTTGTAAACCGCCTGCTGAGTCACGCCACAAGCATCTGCAAGTTTTTGCTGAGTGCCGAGCAAACCTATTGCGGTTTTAATCGCTACATTCATAACAACCTCCGTTTTATTTTCACATAATAAACTATAGTTGTTTTTAATCAACAACCAAAATCTCATTGCCTAAAAACAACGAGGTTGTATATTTTGATTATGAAAACGACACTTGCACAACGATTAAAACTAGCCAGGAAGCATGCCAATCTCTCTCAGAAAGAGCTTGGTGATGCTATTGGCGTATCGCAGGCAGCAATCCAGAAAATTGAATCCGGAAGCGCTCAGACATCAACAAAGCTGATTGAGATAGCCGGAGCACTGTCTGTACCTGTAGAGTGGCTGGCATACGGCGACGGGGATAACCCGCTACTTCCGGCCAGCGATACCTATTCAGTTAAGGCTGAGCTGGCGGTTCCCGCTGTTATAAAGACTTATAAAGTGGAAATCCTCGATATTGAAGCCAGCGCTGGCCCTGGTGTGATGGTGCTGGATGATTTTATTGAAACCATTACGGCAATTGAGTATTCGGCAGAAGAGGCAAAGAGACTATTCGGCGGAAGACCAGCTGAAACAATCAAGATGATCACCGTGAAAGGTGACTCTATGGCGGACACCTTCGAACCACGCGATCAGATATTCGTTGATATGACTGTCAACCATTTTGACGGTGACGGAATTTATGTCTTCATACTGGATAATCAACTCTACATTAAGCGCCTGCAAATGCAGTACAAGCGCCTTGCCGTTATCTCTGACAACGCGAAATATGAAACATGGCACTTAAACGAAGAGGCTATTGACGGCGTATTCATACAAGCAAGGTGCTGGTTAGCCAGTCTATCAAATATAAGTTCCACGGCTGACAGTGGACTGACGACACGTTTTAGGGTGTGCAAATTAAAAAGGAGTAAAAATGACGGAAACCATCTTTAATTTTAAAAATTATCCCATAGTTTTTGTCGGCTCCGGCATATCAAAACGATACCTAAAAAACTTTCCAAAATGGGATGGTTTACTGGAAGAGTACTGGGCTAAAATAACGGATAACTCTAACAATTTTTATAATTACTTGAATAGACTAAAGAAAGAATATCAAGAAAATTATGCGGATGAAACAGATTTAAATCATAAAATATATACTGAAGCGGCCTCCTATATTGAAGAAAAATTCAATGATTTATTTAATGAAGGAGCGATTACTTTAGAGGGATTAACTGCAAAAATAGTATTTAGCGAAAGAATTTCGCCATTTAAATACTCATTGTGTCAAAAGTTTTCATCGCTAGAATTGAGAGATGATATCGATGAGGATGAGTTTAAGTCATTTAAAAAATTTTTAAAAAAAGCAAAAATGATTGTCACTACTAACTATGACCCCTTTATAGAATCACTACTTAGGGAGCAATCTGTTACACCAAAAATATATGTAGGTAACGATGGTTTCTTTGATGATACCGTAGGATGGAGCGAGTTATATAAAATTCATGGTGATATCAATGACCCACACTCAATAATTATAACGAAACAGGATTACGATTTTATGATGAAAAATCAATATTGATAAGTGCTAAAATATTATCTAATATGATAAAGAACCCAATAATGTTTATGGGTTATTCACTTTCTGATCGTAATGTTAGAAAGCTTCTATCTGATTTTTCATCTCAATTACCAAGTGAAGATGATAGAGTTTCAGCTGAAAGAATAATATTAATAGAATATAAGAAAGATGAACAGGTGGTTTTAAAAAAACACGTTACAGATCAACAATTAAAAATCAGTTATACCTCAATTGAAACAGATAATTACAAAGCGATATATGACGACATTTTGCTTGTCGATGAAGGTCTTTCTCCTTATGAAGTACTTAGATACCAACGAGCCATAAAAAATTTAATTATAAATGAAGGAGAGAAAGGTAATCTAGATACACTACTAGTTACACCGGCAGATCTAGACCAATTAGAAGAAGCAGTAAAGCAAGGGAAAAACCTAGTAGTTGCTCTTGGTGACAAGAAATATGTTTCAACATATATAGATGAAAATCATTATATCAATGATTACATTTTGGAAAAAAATGAAATATCGAATAAAACAGCAATTAAATATTTACTTGATGTAAATTCAACCACTAGAGTACCCTTCTCAAGATTAATAAAGTCATGTAACTTCAATAAGATTGAATTAAAATCCAAAGAAATAAAGAAATTAAATAACCGCATTGCTCGGCATGGGAAGCTTGACAACATCATAGATGCAATAAACTTAGACAAAGTAAACTCACAAAAAAAATTCTCATCAATTGCCGAAATAAATGCCGAGCAATTCAATAAATTCAAAGAATTAACGGTAATAGTTAAAAATATAAAGAATATCGAGCAGAATGAATTAGTTCAATATGTCAAAAATATAGCAATACCATTATTTAATGATGTCAATACTGATGACAATATAAAAACAGAGCTAAGAAAATTATTTTTGTGTTTTGATCTACTTTTCAATGGAGATGTACCGCAGATTATACAGAATAAAAATGATAAAACCCAGAAGTTTCTGGGTTTTATCATTGACCCCATATGGTGGTGGGGTGCTTCCCTACCAGAGCGAAGCGTGCACCAATACTACTTTTCACCAATAAATTTGTCAAGAGCCCTCCCCTCGAGGGCTTTTTGTGCCTGCAATTCTCCCGCCTGTGTGATCTGCGTCCAATCGTGACGATTTTCTTTAAAAAAATACACAATAAAAAACAACCAATTAACTAAATAAAAGCATATACCCTCACGTATAAACAACTTTAGTTGTTGACATAAATACAACCTTGGTTTTAAATCACCTTACAAACACAAAGTGAGATTTTAAAAAATGCCGACTATACATTGTATGTCAAATAGTGATGTGCCGAAACCTGACAGCTATACAGCGGTTAATGAGATGTTCATTTTTCGGTTCTTTGCTATCAAACGTATAGACCAAAACGCAAAACCTGAATGCAAAGAAGTACGGGCGGCAGATTTACGGTCCGCAAAATTACAGCTTGTCCGTGATTATATTTTATCACTGGCAACACAGATTCCAGTCAAGGCGGTGTGACATGGCACATGAAATTAAATTAGATGTAGCTGAAAAAAAAGCATTTCAACTAAACACTCTGTTGTATGTGCTGCGCGATATGGATTTTAACGACCTTGATGGTCAACAAATATCAGCTTTAGTCGAACTGGCGTCATCACTATCAGACCCTGTTTCATCCTGGTTGATTGAAGAAAATGCACATAGAAAGGAGTCGTGACATGTCACAGAAAATAATTATAAGTCACAACAATTCTGATTTATACAAAATAGCTACCTATGCCAGTAATTACGCAAAAGAATTAAGAACCGAAATAGCACCATTGATAAATAGACTATCTGTAGATTATCCGACAGAAGCAGCACGTTACAACGGGCTTATTAATGAACTAGTTTTAATGACAGGAATTACGGCAAGTGGAATTAAGAATCAGATTTAATAAAAACCTTACCATTAAAACCATCAGGTAAAAATTATGAATTATATTAAATGTAATGAACTCGTTACCAGAAAAATAATGAATACGCCAAAGGCTAAATTTATCACTGAATTCAGGCAGACCAGATCACCTCGCTGGACGTGTAGCCTGTATAAGCTGGTTAATGATGATTATGAATTAGTTGATTCATTTTCAGATCATCACAAAGCATCAGGAGAAGCAAAAATAATTATGTATTTGCGCCCTGAAATTGGAAATCGTATATCAGCATTTTTTAACTCAGGAAAACAATCATGACTAATAAATTTGAAGCAATCAAAAAAGCATCAAAGGGTGAAATCACTATTGAAATGCGCCCTGTGTATGTTGTATCAGGTGCTGCCCGTGCCCGGCTTACAGAACGTGCAGCGCTGAATAAACTGGCATCACTGATTACACAGCGTGAATTCCACAAAGATGGCCGCCCCACAAATGAGCCTGACATGTTAGTTAAAAATGAAAACGGTGATGAAGTTGTCAGACGCGGCGAACCTACTGCCTCGTTCATGGGATTTAAAGACGGCGTTCTCATTTCTCTTCTTGATAGCCTGAGACAGGAGAAAGAAATCGCCAAGTTGGAAAAAAAATATCAGGCAGCAAATGAAAAATCACAACTGCTGTTAAAAGAACTCATTGCCGCCCAGAATAAATAACAAAATATTGAATTAACTTTTAATTACAGCCCTGCGCTGGGGAATCCCTTTATCTTAAATCAGGATGTCTATTATGAAAAATAACAACATTTTATCAAACAGAAGAAAGTCATTCACTGATGCTTTCTTTCATCATCTGAAAAAGAAAGGTAAAGCAGCATCATTTAAACGCTCTGTAGATGGTGTGAAATATCAGATTGATTTAGATGCTGAGGTACTGACTCAGGCGCTGATATCACTTTATGAAAATAAGGCATGTAAAGATGCGGGTTATACCGTTCAGCAGATACTTGATTCATATGCCAACTACTACAACAAAAGCGGAAATATTACACCAGACGGGGAAATGTTTATCAGCTTAATTACAGAGTTAATTGCCGAGAACATGCACAGAAAGGAATTTAAGAATGAGCCAGTTTAATGACCTGATGATATCCGGCAGCATCTTAGAAAAGCGGAAATTATATCGCCGTGCAGCAGAACAATATAACAAGGCATTTCATTTAGCTACGCCCGGTAACGGTGCCGTATTAAGTAAGCAGGAAAAACAAGTAAACAGGCAATGGAACGCTGCCTGATTAAATCAAAAATTAAAATCGTAGAGGGTCTGTGATGAAAATAAATTAACCACGATTGATGCAACCACCCTGCCGGTCATTGAATGGAAAAGTGTCCGTGTTGTAACAACCGAAACGCTGGCTGCCGGGTATGGCGTTGATGATAACAATATCCGGAAAAACCTCTCAAACAATCGCGATCGGTTTATTGAGGGAGTGCATATCCACACCCTAAAGGGAGACGAACTCAAAGAATATCGGAACCTGGTGAAAGATGTTCACTTGGTTAATAAACACACAAGCCAGCAAGTTTTATGGACCGAAAAAGGAGCGGCCCGCATGTCAAAAATCGTTGATAGCGACGAAGCCTGGTCATTCTTTGAAAAAATGGAAGATGCTTACTTCCGCCCTGCACCGACAAAAGTCAGCCGCAAACAGTTAGCCCTTATGGTAATTGAAGCTGAAGACCGTGCAGAGGCTTTTTCAATCAAAAACAAACAGCTTAATGCCACCGTTGAAAGCCTCGAAAAACGCTTCCGCAAAGGCATGACAATCACTTCATTTTGCAAGTCACTGAACGGTGTCAACGTCAGTAAAGTGATGTCGTGGGCCGGTGAGCGCGGCTGGGTGTTTAATTCACGGCGTGACCAAAGGAAAAGCCCTAAATGGCGCGTTGCCTCATATGCGCGTGACAAATACCTGACAGAAGAAGAAACCCAGATAACCCCGCACGGTATGGATGATTTTACCAAATTCACACCGGTGTTACTGGAAAAAGGCTGTCAACGGTTGTTTCAGCTTTATATGAAAGGCGAATTACCGATGAAAAAGACATGGAACGGCGAATACAGCCACGATAAAGCCATTTACACAGCGGAAGGTAAATAACCATGAAAGAAAAATTACCATTCATAGACGCCGGATTACTGCGCGCGGCTCTTACCCTGATTTCTGCAAAAGGCGATCCGCGACCTGTAACAAAGGCCGTTCACATTAACGGCGAATTTATCGAGTCAACCAACGGACACGCCCTGGTTCGGATGAAGCACAATGCACATTTTCACCATGATATCACTGTGCAATTCAACGATCCCGTCCCTGATGACGCTGAGTTTACTGAAATCAAAGTGCTTGATGATGGTCGTTGCGTTGTTGTGTATTACCGCGAGGAAACAGAAGCAGAATTTGTACCGTTCGACATATTTGCACTGACCCGCAGTTCAGAGACATATCCTGATTTCGATATTTTTCTGAAGCGTGAGTTTGTAAAAAATGCCCTGCCACCGGTTGGTGCTAAATACCTGGCATTACCTTACCTAATATTCGGCGGCGGTGTTGTGGATGCAACGTGTACAACTGACGGGAAAGCCGTTCTGTTCAACATGGACCCGTTTACCAATGAAATATTCGGTGACCCACAGCTCGTTACCATGCAATTATGCCGGAGTATCTCGACGTCTGCCGTGCAGCCTGTGAAGAAGGTATGAGGGACGAATGAAAATCGAATTTATCTCAAACGGCAGCATAGCCAAGGTGGTGATCCGCTCCTTCATCACCGAACACCGGAAACTGAATCGCCTGATCGATGTTGCCTTATTTCATGAGCCGGTCAACGAATCAACCACTGGCCTATTTTTCCGCGTGACGACCCTGTACGGCAAACAGAACCATGTCCGCCGGGCACATAAGATTATCTGCCGGGAGGTGTCACTATGAGCCAACAGGCAAAGGATTACGAAGTGAGTGTGTACGATCATCCGCTGATTAAAGCGATCCACCACGTGGATGACGGGCGGGATTACAGCCAGCAGCTTATTCACGATATGCGGCAAAACTATTACATCAGAGCGGGGATATACCTTCCCCGCCCACCAGCGCCGCAGGTCGTTGCGCCAAAATTAACCCCGGTAATGACGGGTAAAAAACGGAATAAGAAAGTCAGGAAGGTGAGCCATGAAAACAACTGATCTGCACCTGGTGCAAATTATCACGGTCGCCGGTCATGACCCATCTGATATTACAGATGCAGTCTGGGCTGCCGGTTACCGGAAAACAGACTTTACCACTGAGCAGGTAATCGAAATGGCAGTCAGTCAGACCGCTGATACCGTGCTGAACGGCTTCCCTGCTGACACACTGCCTAAACGTTGGATGACCTCAGCCAGTACCACCTGAGCGGTATTATCTTTGAGGCAAAATGGGAAGGTGCGCCTGCAGCAATGGCAAATGCAGTATTGATGAACGGGTATAAAAAGGAGTGTGAGAAATGAGCGATACCAGAAAACAAGAATCACCATGGTTTAAACCAGCGATCTGGCCGAACGGTATGAAGTGAAGCCCCACACTATCAGGGTTTGGGCTGGTAACGGGAAACAAAAACGTAAAGGCTTCCCGAAACCGAAATTTAAATCAACTGAATTGGTTTTTCTCAAACAGGACATTTTTGACTGGGAGAATGGTAAACAATTTTAGTCAGCTTATCCCACCACTTCTCATAAGCCTCGCGTTGTTCATCAAGGTAGGTGTGCTTATCGTACACCTGCCATACTCCCGGCAATTTGTGACCCAGCATAATTTCAGCAACATGAGGCATGGTCAGTTCGGACACACCGGTTCTCATCGTTTTACGCAAATCATGAATAGACCAAGTGGTGTATTCATCAAAATGGGGAGCCATTTTTTTATTAAGCAATGCGGAAATATAAAGGTGCCCACCCTGTGTTAATTTTCCGCCGTTAGGTGATGGCAGAAGATATTCACTACCATTGTTAATGGCGACCAATTCACGCAGCAACACTTCAGCCGGGTCAATTATCGGCCGCAAAATTGGTTTTTTACTTTTGCGCCCGGTTTTATGATTTTCCGGTGGAACAGCCCAGACTCGTTCTGTGAAATCAAAATGCTTAACTTTGGCTTTCATCAATTCGCCAATTCTATTCCCGTAGAGTAGACACAACTTAATAATACAGCGGTTTCTGAGGTTATAGCGCGGCTCATCTATCAATGAAAATAGCAGCCTTATTTCTTCATCAGACAGAACCCTTTCACCTTGATTTTCAACAATACCAAGATCTGCAGATGAAACTCTCTCCAAAGGACTGTTATTAATCACGCCACGACGAATACCCCACGCATGTGCTAGTTTCGTATTTTGCAATACTTTATCAGCCACTGCCGGATACCGTTCGGCTAGTGCTTCAATCAATGAAAGCCACATATGCAGATCAGTTTCATCATGCGGATACCGCCCTATTTTTGGAAATACATGAATCTCAAAGGAGCGGAGGATCTGTTTGGCGTTAACCTTCACACCGTCCATGGATTTTTCCCACCATAAACGAATTACTCCCTCAACAGTTTTCGCCGTAACTGCCTGCTGTATTTTATTCTGCTTTACGACACGCGGGTTTCGCAATTGCTCAAGTTCACCGCGATAAAATAGAGCGGTCTCCCTGGCATCTTTCAGGCTGGTAGCTGGGTATGTCCCTATATCAATTCTTTCGGCTTTTCCATCCCAGCGGTAACGAAACTGAAATATAACCTTTCCCTTTGGGGTTACCCTGACTGATAACCCATCCCGGTCTGCCTTTGTTACTATTTTTTCCGCAGTTTTACCTGATACTGAACGGAGCCATGAATCTGTTAATGCCAT